CGGACTTGCGCTGGTAGGTCAGCTTCAGGTCGGTCAGGACCTGCAGGTTCACCGGGTCGTCGGCCAGCAGCAGATGTTCGACCAGCAGCGCATCCTCGGTCTTGAAGCTCGCCATCATCTTCTTCAGATCCGGTGAGGTCTTCAACGCGGACAACGCCTCGGCGCGAAGGGTCTCCCAGTGGAAGGTGTCCGGGAGGAATCCCAATTGCACGTACGGCGTGGGCAGCCCTTTGAGCGCCACGACCAGCTTCGACCACTGGGCACTGACGCCCGTTTCCACCATCGAGCCCATCAACTGTTTGAGATACCGGGTCGCCGCGCCGACGTCGCCAATCACCTCGGCGTCGGTCAGGTAGTAGGTGCCGGTGTAGGGGTCGAGGGTCGTGCCGACGGCATACTTGACATCAACGTTGATGCCCTTGGCGCGGACGGAGATATCGCCGTTGTCGGGGAATTGGACCGATGACTTGACCTTCCCGGCCAGCACGTCATGGACCGTCGCTCCGCCCAGCTTGGCGATGAGTTCCGCCGGGGACAGCCCGACGTGGGCGTTCCAATGGTCGATGTCTTCTTGGGTCGCCTCGATGCCCATCTCCGCGAACGTCTCGGGCGTCACTTGCTGATCAGACAGCCCGGCCTCCGGTCGAGGCGAGAACGTCTTCTTCGGAGCCCCGCCGACCAACACGCAGACCGTCCGGCAATGCGGGTGGTAGGGCGGGATGTGCAGACCGCGTTCCACGAATTCCTCGTCAGACATCTCCGCAAACTCATCCATGGAGTCCCGGTCTTGCTTCGGCCATGGCTGCACCGTCTTCAGGTCGTTCGGGTCCTGCACTTGGAGGGCTTCCAGCACTTTCTCCCGGCCTTCCTCCACCTCAAAGACTTTGCCATCAATCAACTGGCAGAACTTGCTCGTGCGTCCATCGAGGACCGCCGTCAGCCGGTAGCGCGTCACGCCGCGCATCTCGGCCTCGGCCGTGAACCCCCACGTCGCCAAGCGGCTGGCGTTGAGGCTGGCAATCATCTGCAGTTGGGCGTCTCCCAACGTGCTGAAGTCCACGAACGGGGTCACGAACCGGCCTTCTTCGTCGGCCTTCTGGACCAGCCCTTCGAACGGCACAATCTCCTTGCCGCCGTCGGGATGACTAATGGTGACGGCCTGCACCCAGAAACTCCCGCCCACCGGCAGATCCGCGTAGCGGTCGGCATACCGGGGCTTCACGTAGGCCAGCGTGGCGTGGGGCTTGTAGGTCGGGAAGGACTTGGCCTTGAAGTCGGCGTGAAGCCCAATCTGTGATTCGATTTCGCGGAGCCTCGGGCTGGCGATGCGAGCCACCACCGGCACCATGCCTTCGCTGTGTTCAGAGACGTTGAACAGTTCGATGCCGGTGACCTGTGCGTCGAACGGGGCCAGCCCTCGGAGGTAGGCCCGGAGGTCGTCCAGTGACTCGTTCAGCAGGCCATAGCGGACCGTGACGTGGTTGCCATCGACGTCCTTACCGTGACCGCCGACATGGGCCTCGTCAATCTGCAGCCGGGCGGCACTCAGCCGGGCCGCCGCCGTGGAGCCGGGGTCAATCTCGATCTGGGTGCTGCCGTAGTCGTAGTCGCGCTTCTCGACCGGCCGCCGTCGCAGCACGTCGGCCATGGCAATTGGTTGCACGGGTTACCCCTCAGCGACAAACTTCGGCTTGATCAGCTTCATCCCCGCGAACACGAACGGGAGCCGCTCCTGCAGGAACTTCTGGGCATTTCCCGTCGGATCGATTCGCGCTTTGAACAGCGCGTACTCGCTCTCCAGATGTTCCCGGCGTTCCGGTTGCAGGTCTCCCTCGATCTGGAGGGTGCCATCCACGACCCGGAGGACGGCCATGACCTGCGGGGTGTTCCCGGCGTAATTCATCAATTTCGCGTGCATCTGACACCCCTCATCTCGCTAGTCTACCAGAAAGGCTAGATATTTGTCAAGTTCTCATCAGCTTCTGGGACATCTTCGTCCACAGGCGATACAACCCCGTCGAGGTCTCCAGCGCCGTCCGCAGATGGCCGATGCGCTCCAAGAACGCCTCGCGCTCTCCGGGACTCATGTTCGGATGCCGGTCCGCGAACGCCTGCCAGTCGGTGTTCTGCATGGCCAGCAGCAAGGGCTTCCGCTCATCCTCGGGCATCTCCGCGTCACTGCCCCACGACAACCACCGCCTCGTCGGGTCCGACCGGAAGGTGGTGTCATTGGAATCCGGGAAGGCGTAACCATTGTCCATGGCCAGCAAGTTCCCGTCGCCGTCGTAGAACACGTTGTTGCCGTGGCGGTCCAAGCTGCCCACCGCATAATCGAAGATGGCGATCTTCCGCCGCTCCTGTGAGGACATGGCCCCGGAGGGCGTTAGCCCCTCCACGAAGTCCTGCAGCATGCCCCCATTCGGGTGCGGGGCACGAGTGTTCTTGGCGCTGCCGGGCTCGCGGGTGCCGTAGCCTTGACTCTGCTTCCACGCCTCCAGCGATTGGATCTTGCTGTCATACAACCGGTTTTCAGTATCCTGATGGTCTTCCATCCACTGATCCCGATCCAGATGCTCGCGGGCCGCGTCTTCGTCCACGTCACCCAGTTCGTACGCGCCGTCCTGCAGATGCTGCCGCATCACGGCCCGGAGATTCTCGCGCTCGGCGGGCGACATCGTGTGCTCGACATCAATCTTGGCCTCGTCCATGAGTTCCAGCGGGTCGAGCGTGACCGGCACCCGGCGCTCAAAGGGTTCTTGACTCCCCATCGGCAGCACGGGATGGTCTCGCTGGGCCCGAAAATCCTCATCGGTGGTCTCGGCCGCGTCGGCAAACTCCTTCTCGACTAAGTCGTTCCAAATCTCGGCGGCCTCGTCGGCCCGGCGATTGATGTCCTCCAAGTGCTCGGTCTGGGCGGCATAGTAGAGGTCGCCAAACTCCTGCCCCACGGCGTCCATGGCCTTCTCTAGGGCCTTCTCTCGATAGGCATCGTATTCCTCCTGAATCGCGTAGGAGTCCATGCCCCCGCCGCCGTCGCTCCCGCTGGCCTCGGGCAGGTTATCAATCTCCGTGCGGGCCACGGTCTTCGGCACAAAATCCGCGTCGTCATTCATCCCCATGGCCTCCGCGAATTCATAGGCCGTGGCTTCGCGTTCCGCCAGTGAGAATTGTCGGTTCGTGATGTTGGCGACGATGGCGTCGTTGGAGAACGAGCCGGTCCACGCCTCCCCGACTTCGGGTTTGAGGATGGCTGTCGTTTCCTCCTCGTCATTATCGAGCGTGGCCAGCGTGACCTTGAACACGTCGTTGGCGTGTTCGCCCGGATCGAGTTCCTCCGCATCGATAATGTGCGCCGTCTTCAGGACCTCCAGCGTCCGTGACGGCGGTTTCACGGGCGTCGTCAGCCGCTGCACCGCCTCGCGGTCTCCGGTGATGCGCGGGGTGTTCCCGAAGCCCGTGCCGGTCGGCGCGTTCATCAGGTCGGCGTAGTCGGCCAGCCCCATGCCGGGGTCCCGACTCATCCCCGGAGCCTTGGAGTACGCCCGGCCCCCCTGTTGCAGCGCCTTCGCGTACGCCACCCGCTCGACATTGACGTCGGCCACCTCGGCCGCAATGGCCTGCCGGGTCTGCGGGCCGCCACGAGCACGGAGCACTTCCACAGGCGCTTGGGCTTTGGGAAACACGGGCGGGGGAGTTGGCGTCGGCACCGCCAGCGACTCCTGCACAGTGCCCGCCGACGTAAAGCGTCCGCTCTCCCGCCCGCTGCCGCTCGGCACCCGTGGGTGTTTGTCTTCATCCCACTTCAGGATGCGTCGATAGCGCGTGGTCGTGCTCCGAATCAGCGCCTGAATGGCAGCAGGGTTGAACATGGGGCCCTACGACTCCGGGGGCGGAGTCTTCTGGATGAACGTCACCGACGTCTCATCCTCGTATTCGGGGAGCCGGTCGGACGGCAAGTCATCCGTCCACGACGTATCAATGGGCTCCCCTGACGCTCGTTCCTGCGCCAGATGGTCCCGAAAGGCTTGTCGTCGTTGCTCGTCGTTATCTGCCGATGATGGCGTCATAGCTGTGCGCTCCTTCGCGTTCCATAATCGAGACGCCCACCTTGTGGACCTTCCGAAAATTGTCGATGCCGTACTCGTGCAGTTCCCGGCTGATGGTCGCCGTGGCCTGCTGGTGCTTCACGCCGTCCGCGCCCCACGTAGACCACGGTGGCACGTTGACCATGCGGAGCAGCGACTTGCCGTCCCGCTTCATCCACGTCCAGCCGGTAATCCCGTGCGCGAGCAACGTCGCGTGAATATGCTCCCGCGTCTGGGGCGAAATGCCCCCCTTAAAGAATAACTCAACTGCGGGCTGGCAGTCTGCCCCTTTTTCACATTTGTTCAGGACCAGCACCGAATCTTGGTTGTACTGCTTCGCCGTCCGGGCCACGAGCTTCCGGGCTTCGCCGTTCCCTCGGTAGTAAATCTGCCACATGGACTCCGATCCCCCGTTCCAGCCGCCGACGCCGGGCTTGACGGAGACACGGGAGACGCCCGGCAGGGCCTTCAGCCCCTGTTCAAAGGCCCGCATGTGCTTGAACACCTCTTTGTTCTCTTTGTGCTCCGGGTCGTCCTCGGGCCGCTGGCTGGTCATCGCCACGCGGGTGAACTGCCCCACCTCATCTCGCGGATGCTGGGACTCGTCCCACTTGAGCGCCCGTTCCCCCGGCAGCAGCGCGTAGATGTCCGGGAGTAGGGCCGCCTTCTGGGTGGCAAACGGCCGGTCGCCCGGCGGGATGTTCTTGTAGGTCCCGTCCGGGTGGTAGTTCTGCCGCCCGAAGTTGACCCACGAGTTCTGCCCTCGGGTCTCCGTGGTCAGGGCTCGACGTGCTTGCGGGGAGAGCATCTGGGAATGCGACACCCATGCGTTCTCCTCGCCGCGAGCGCCAAACCCGTAGCCCCCGGCGGCATGGCCGAAGAAGTCATGCACGGCTCGGAACTTGTCGTTGATGGTCAGGCCGTTGGCATCGGCCTTCGCCATGAACCGGTTCGGAGTGCCCCCCGTGAAGAAGTAGAGCCGCTTGTTGACGCGGACATCGTCCGCCATCTCTTTGGAGGTGGCATACGGCTGGCCCTCCTTGGTCCACGGGACCATCTCCACGCCGCTGGCGATGATGTGGTCCCACTGGGCTTGGATCTCCGTCGCCAGCGCCTCGTAGGCCGCCTGCACGGCGGGGTTGTCCTCGTCATGCTCGGGGAGGGCGTCGTAGGCGTCCGCGATGGTGCCTGCTCGGGGCTCGTCCACGGCCACGTAGCCGTGCTGGACGGGCGGCAGGCCCTGTCGGGCGTTGTACGAGTCGGCTATGGCTTGGGCGGCGGGGACGGCGTCGGGGCGTCCTTTGACGGCGGCCGACGGCGATACGGCGCTTCCTCGGCCTCCTCCTGCTCCGGCGTCAGGTTGCGAGGCTGCCGAGGTAAATTGTCCGCCGATGGCGGAGCCTTGGGGTTCACGGGGGTGCTCACTTTCCTCCCATTTTAATACGTCAAGGTAGGTCTTGGCAACTGCTTGCACCGTGGACCAGTTCACACTGGACATCCAGTGCGGCTTGCCCCGGTCTTCGTCCTGCAGGTCGATGACCAACGGCCCTGTTTCCGCCTTGCGGACCGTCGTGCTGATGGGAATGGTCTTGATTAGCGGGGCCTGTTTCCGCCACGCATCCCAGAGCCAGCGGTCCTTGGTGCCGATGAGGACCGACTCGTGCTCCGACTGGTCGTTCTGTCCATACACCGGGAGGGACAGGACCGACGTCGCCGGAGCCTCGATGCGGAGGACTACGCGGACCGGGTTTGGAGGCAGTTCTCCCACGCCGTTCCAATTGTTGGCGACCGACGCCGTGCCCGTCGTGGACTGAGCACCCGCTCGGCGCAACATCAACTCTGGGAGCTTGATCAACTCTTTGCCACTCGTGCGATGGTAGTACTCAATCCGCCGCTGGACCGCCGTCGCGTCATCTTCCCACTCCGTAGGGGTGCCCTCTTTGGGAAGATCCACGATGCTGCTGTACGGAACCTTGGGGGCCTTGGGTTTCTTCTCCACATGCAAAATCTGGCCAGCGTATTCGAACGTCACCGTAAAGACACCCTCGCGTTGTTGCACTGAAATGTTGGTGGGCAAGGAGCGTTTGACAGACTCTCCGGTAGAGCTATCCACCTTCACGTTCGGCGTGCGATCAATCCGATCCCCTTCCAACATCAGCCCACGGTAGACCTCGACCTTGGTTTCCCCGGCCTTGGCCATGACCATCTGGGTGACTTCCCATTGGGCGCGGACGTAGGCTTTGATGTTCTCCATGCCGCCGACTTCATCGGCCGCGTCGAGAGCCGTCTTGAGTTCGTCCGGCGTCAACCGGTGTAGCCCACCAAATTCCTGCGCGGCGGCCAATTGCATGGAGAGGGCTATGCCTTCGCTCGATGAGAGCTTCCACTGCCGCCAGAGGTCTTCGATCATCTCCGGCGTCCCGACCCGAGAAGACTCCGTCGATTGGCGAGACGCCCACGAATCAGCTTGGTTCTTGACGCTCTGCTCCGTGTAGCCCTCGGCAATCACCCGCCCGGTCTCAGTCACCGCCGTGTAGTACGTGGACGTCACGACCTTATTGGGGTCGTCGCCCACGAATCCAGACCGAGACTCAAGCTGCCGCGTGCGAATCTCGTAGGTGGGAACTGGCCCCGCATCGAGCAGCCCACGCTCTTTCCGCAGTTCGTCGGTGCGGAGTTCCGTGAGCTTCAGGGCGATGGCATGGGTGCGAGCGTAATCCTCGTTCTCCTTCGCCCCCGTCTCGACGCCGGTCACCCATGTGTCGGGTTCCCCCGTGTCCAGCCCCACAGACTTACCTTTTGACCGCATGTAATCGAGTTTTTCCTCGTCAGACAAATTGTCCCATGCGTCCGACACCTGTTGCTGCTCTAGTTCGTTCCGCTGCTCAGAGTAGCTGTTGGACTCAAACGCCTTTTCCAGCGCCGTCTCATACGCATCTTTGTAAGCCGCGTCCCACTGGTCCCGGACCATCTTCTGTTCATCCGGGGTCAGCGGCTCGCCCGACGTGAATCGCAGCGCGTCCAAGTCCAACGCGACCTGATGCGGTCCGTCTTCGTGCTCGCCTTCGCCGTAGTCGATGGTGTCCGGGTCCAGCGTACGATGGAGTTCGAATTCCTTCGGCGTGAAGGCTTCTTCCAACCACTCCTCGGGGGGCCGCATCGGCAGCGTCGGGTCGGTATCTTTGAAGGGTTTGACATTCTGTAGGTTGCGAACCGTGACCTCGACCGCCTGATCGAGAAGCGCCTGATTGTCTTTCTGGACTTCCTTTTTGGTCTCCTCGTCCAGATACGAGGTATCGACATCGACGCCGTCCTCGTATTGTTCGTTTTCCCACTCTTGCCGCACTTCGTTCTGCACGCCACTGTCAACGGCACTCCATGATTTCGCCGTGCCGGTGTAGTCAGCGTCTTCGATGGCTTGCGGCAGGAGCGTCTCGACCTTAGCGATACCGGCTTTGGCGTGGCCCGCCAGCACCGGGTCCGGCATCGCGGCTCCGGTGTGGCCTGATCCCGTGAACTGTCCGCTAATATCGCCTGACCCGGCGGGTTCTCGCGGGTGCAAGGATTCGTCAAAATCTTTCTTGGCAATTGAGTGCAACCGCTTGGGCCGGGGCACGTCGGCATAGACCCGCACTTCGTGCAGGAACTTATCGGAGCCGGTGGTGACCAGTGCGCCTGCGGGAATCTGGGCAGACTCGACCGTCAACGTCTGGATGTCCTCGGGTGTGAGCTTGGCGAGATGCTCTTGCCGTCCGAGGATGAGGGGGTTCTTGAGCATGGGCACCGAATACGGCCATTCTTTCTGGCCCAACGCTTTAGCCGCCGCTTCTTCACGGGTTTGCAAGTAGGCGCTGAACGCATCCTTCAACAGGCTTCGACGCACCCGTTCCAGTTCTTGAGGGGTGTGGGGCGTATCAGGGTCATGCCCTTTCCCCGGTACATATTGCCCTCGCAAAATGAACTCGTTGCCGTCCCACTGACCTCGACCATAGTCCAACGCTGGTTTCAACGCCCCCTCGGACAACCCGGCTTCCCGTTCGTCCTCGCGGGCGAACTGGGCCAAATCCTCAATGGTCAGGTCGCCTCGGGCAATCTGCACCGCCCGACGGAGTTCTCGCTGGATGACCACGGCGTCTTGAGGGTCCGCCGTGAAGGACACCCCCGGCGCTTGCCCGCCCCCCAGCCCACCGTCCTCTAGGAGCCCCAGCAGGACGCCGGAGGACTCCACCGCCGTGGCCGCCGTGGTGACGTGGTACAGGGTCTTGGGGACGTTCTCCGGGGCGATGGGCTCACCGGTCAGGAGGCGGCCGGTCGTCTCTCCTGTTTGGGGGTCTTTCCACCCCCAGCGTTTCCCTCCGCCCCAACTCTCATAAGAACCCACTTCCTCGGGCCGATTGAAGATGCGCGGCTGGCTGGCCTCCACGAACCGGCCGTCCTCGCCACGAGGATGGAGCACGGCATCAAACTTCCGAGTGAGGCCGCCTAGTCCCGGCGGGGGCGGGGCTTTTCGAGAGTGTCCCGTCTGATGGGGAGCCTCTTGATGCGACTGAGCGACTGCTAACGTCAGATCAGCCACGCGGCACCCAGCCCTTCGACGGAGAGAACGTCTCGCGTTGCCGCAAGCGCACGACCTTGCCGTAAATCTGCGAGGTCACGTCCGCTCCCGACAACTCAGGCTTATCGGAATGCTGCGACCCCATGTATTTCGTGGTGACGCTGACCACTTCAAAGCCCCCCGCCACAATGGCTTCGTCCCAGAGATAGCCGCGTTCTTTGATGGCGGCTTCGACCGTCGGGTGGTCGAGGTCTTTGGCGTCCCGTAAAGTCACCGTGCTATAGGCGGACATCTGAGTGCCGGGTTCGAACTCAAAGACCACGGGCTCGCCCCGCTGGGTCTCCGCGTAGGATCGGATGGCGTACGACCCCCCAATATCCCCCGACGCCGCCATCAGCGGCAGGCGGAGCGTATCCCCGACCTTGAACACCGTGTGCCGCGTATTTTCGAACGCATGATGCAGCACTTCTTCGGACCCCATGTCGTCGGCCGCGATGTTCGTCAAGAACCGGTCGGCAATCTCCATGGCCCGCGAATTGTCGTTTTCATCGGCCGTATCCCGGTAACCGGGGATGTTCATCTTGGACGCGGACGATCCGGTAATCGCTTGGCTGTTGCCATGCGAATACCCCCATGTGCCACCGTCCCGGACGACGGTGTGATACACCTTCGGGACGACGTAGGTCGGGTCGTCGTGGCGACTCTGCCAATGGTAGGGCTTCTCACCGGAGGCGGACCGATTCCACTGGCCGTTGGCCTCGGCCACTTGCCCGTTGGCATTCAGGGGCAGGCCATCAGCGGTCTCCGCAAACCGTCCCCCTTCGGGGCTGCCCGCCGGTTCACGGACGTACTCCCGTTTCTTGGCGTCACTCTCCGCGAAGTAGAACGCCACCGCACCGTCATCAAAGACCGCCTTGGCCATCGTCGCCTGCTCGGGCGGGACGGGCTGCCAGTGGGCGTCCATGTAGACGATGGTGCCGGACCGGCCGTCGAGGGTGAAGGGCTGCGGGATCATCGGTTGGCCAACTTCGCCGCGTCAATGCGGGCCTGCCGCTGCCGGTAGTAGCTGTGCATGGCGCTGGTCAGCTTCACCCACGGCGAGTCCAGATTCACCGGGTGGTCTTCATGCCACGACCGGGGGTGATGCAGATAGCGCGTCACCTCCGCGATGGTCTCATTGATGGCCGATTCGTAACTATGCTTCGCCGCAATCGCGTCCTTCGACCAGTAGGACTTCGCATAGGCACTGTGACCGTTCTCATTGACCATCTCGCGGGAGATGCCCTTGAACAGGTACTGAGGGCCGCCCGACATGATCGACAACGCCATCGAGGCGGGAAACTCCGCCGCCAGCATCGCCTGAGACGACGCCTTCGCACGGTAGGCCCCAAACCGGTCGGGGTCCCGCTCAAAGTGTTCCGTGTGCCACGGGGTGTATTGATCGGAATCGTGCGGATCGATGGCCTTGGCCTTGTATTTCTCGAATTCCGCATCGGCAATGGCCTTCACCCGGTGGTAGACGAAATGCGAGAGTTCGTGGGACACCATCCCCCGCACGACGGGCGCGTCACCATAGTCGAGATTCCGCACGTTTATTTCAATCATCTCGTCCCACGGCTGAAAGTGCCCCCCTTCGGTGAACTGCTTGTCCCCCACTTTGAACTCGCGGGGCTCCTTGTCCACGACGTTGAGGTACCACGGGTGAACCCCCATCTTCTTCGCTTCGGCCACCGCGAGGTTCGTCACAATCTCCGTCTTCATGCGGGGCGTCTGCTCCCGCACCGCTTCTTCAGCCGCGAGCATCGCCTTCTGAGCAGCTTGGAGCCGGGCCTTCGATGCTTCCCACTCCGGGACGGCGAGTCGGCCCGCCTCGTCAAGCTCTCCGACCGTCGCGTCAGGATTTTTCGCCACTAAGGCAGACATGGCCTCATCGACCCGCGTAAACAGGGGACGATGCGCGTCCTTTGCCGTAAAGAACGCCTCCGTGGCTTCCATGGCCTTGACGTTCAGGTCCGACCACTTCTTGCGCTCGGGACCCGCGCCTTCCATGTCGTCCACGTCTTCGCCCGGCTGGCGCGTGGTCCCGGCGTCGGTGAACTGGCCTTCTTTGTCACGAGGGTGCTGAGACTCGTCCCACTTCTGGGCGGGCACGAACTCCGCCCCCCACACGAATCGGTCGCCGCCTTCGGGGAGCCGCGTCTCGGTCTTCATCGCGTGCCCTCGCTGCTCCCGCCGCCGATGTATTCCAGATGGACCTCGTAGACCTTCACCGGCTTGAGCAGCGGGTCCCCCGTCTCGTACGTGTAGCCGAATTCCACCCGTGTGACCTTGAACCGTGCGCCACTGCCGAGGAGAATTTCACTCTCGCTGCGCGTCTTCTTGTTCTGCAGGTCTTCGGTGCCCATCGTCGGTTCGGCCGCGTAATCCCGCCCACTGCCATCCGGTTTGGGGGGAAACGTATGACTCATCCGTCGTGCCGCTTCAACCGACGCCACCTTGGTCCCGGCCGGGAGCGTGATGTGAAACTGGATCGCCGTCCCCACTTCATCTTGATGCTCGATCAGCGGATTCCCTTTGGACTTATAACGCTGGTGGATGCTTTCCCACTTGCCAAGGGCGGGGTAGGATCTGGCGCGGCCCTCGGCATCCCCGAGGAACGTGGACGTGAAGCCCTTCTCCTCGTAGACCTTGCCGTAGAGTTCCATGTCCTGCAGGTCTTCCACCGTCACGCCGGGCAGATAGGCCCCTCGCAGCACCGTCGTGTCCTCGGGCAACACCAGCCCGCGATGAGCAATCAGGTCATCCAGCGCATCCGCTTCGCCTTGCACTTGCGCCAGCCGTTCCGCATCCGGGGCCGCCCGCTGGATACTGAACATCATCGGCGGACCGCCCTCGACCGGGCGATAGTATTGGTTGACGACAATGCGTCCGTCGGCTACCTGATGGTACGGATCAGCCGGATTGAAATCGCTGGGGTTGCTTTTCCCCATGGGGTGCCCAAACTGAGCCTCACGTTCGGGCGTCATCTGATCACGAGGATCGATGGGATGCCCCGGCTTGTACTCCCCTTCCTTGACTTTGATGCTCGGCACCCACTTGTTGTTGGCCACATCCCAGCCGACCCGTGCCATTTCTTCGGGCGTGGCGGCTCGGACGAAGTAGTTCTTGACCGGCTGCTTGTAGGTGCCTCGGCGTAAGTCGTTCACGTCGTGGTACCCGAAGCCGGAGTAGTTGCTCAACTGCTTGATGTCCGCATAGCGGAGGCTCTTGGCCCAGCCGATACCCGGCCCCTTCTCGTGCCAGTCGTAACCTTCCTCACTGGTGAACGTCCGGCCGTCCGTCCATTTCCCACTCTTATCGCGGGGCTGGTTGGGGTCGAATTTCTTGAGAGTTTCGTCCCATTTCGCCGTCACCGCCCGCCACTTCTTGGCGTCGTCTCGGGCCTGATCTCGCGCCTTCCGGCGCGTAGCCTCTGTCAGGACGGTCGCTTTCCCCGCGTGGACCACTTGCTGGGAATCGAACACGCCCCACGTCGGATGCCCGCCCTCGTTGACCTTGATGCCGTCATAGCCCTTGGCTTTAGCGGCAGCGACGAACTCGGGGGACGTGACAATTTCATAGCGGGTGTATTTCTGCTCGACCCCCTCCACGATTTCATCGCCATACTTCCCGACCGTGAACTCCAACCCGGTTCGTTCTCGTTCTTCCCGATAGGTCGTCTTCGCATTCATATCCCCGGCAATCTCGATGGGATTCTGAATGGAAAGTTTCACCGGGTAGACCGTCGCCGTGCCCCCCAAGAAGCGCGTCTTGAGATCGGCATACCCGCTCGCCAAGTCCTGATGCCCAGAGAACCAACCGGGAATGGCTCCATAGGCCGCTTTGAACTCTTGGATGTCCGAAACATTGGACCCGTGGTACGCCGCGAACCGACCCTGCTCATCACGAGGATGCTGCGCCGGGTCCCACTTGACCGCCACATCATCGTCCGGGTCGTCGTACGTCTCCGGCGTGACGCGCCATGGCTGCACCGTGCCGACGTACTGGGTCGTCTCGATGAACTCGCGCATCACGCGGTCCAACACGTCGGGCGGGTAGGCGATGACGTCGTCGTTATGCACGGAGTCGCCCCCACACGGCCGGGTTGATGTAACTCTCGATGGCGACGGTGGGCGTGTTGCCGAGGTGGGCCGCCACGACCTTCGCTACCATCTTCTGAGCGTGCTTGAACTCTTTTTCGGTCTTGACTTTCTTGCGCTTGTCGATTTCCAGCAGGGCGATGGCGGTCCCCTGATGCGTGCGGTAGTCCTTGGGGTGAAAGCCGGGGGCGGTGCGATCCATGTAGTCCCGGACCTTGTCGCCGGAAGTGTCGAACAGCGGGGCGTCCGACCCGCCCTTGCGCTCCGACATCATCTTGTGGAGCACCGGGTCTTTGATGATCTTGGCGTTCAGGACGCCGCTCTTGCCGGGGAACCGGAACGAGACCCGGCCGCCCTCCAGCACCCGCACATGCTTACCGAGGAGCGTCGTGACGCCGTAGGCTTTCTTGTCGGCCTTGGTCTCGGCGTTGGACCCAATGCGGAAGGCGGTCTTCTCGATGACGTAGAGCGCGGCGGCGGCCTCCCGGACCTCGGGGTCATCGGACTCCAGATCCTTCAAGGTCTGGGCGCTGACCTTGTCGGCCACGCTGGCAAACTCCTTGACCCGTTCGAACTTCTCGGCGGCGGCTTTCTCGTCGTGCTCGGCGCTGTACCAGTACTGGGTGCGGCCCTTGGCATCCTTGCCGGTGGCTTGGAGCCCGGCGTTTGGGTTGATGGAGACTTGAACATCCGTCCAGTCGGGCGGGACGCCGAGGGCCTTCAAGCGGTCGGAATCCTTCTTGGCGTAGGCCCGCATGCCCTCCTTGATGACGGTGGTGAACTCGCCTCCGGCGTCTGACCCGGCGGGGTTGCGAGGATGTTGCGACTCATCCCAGCGGGTGTCTTTCGCCACCTTCAACTGGGCCGTGGCCACACGAATAGCCATGCCCCCGGCCGCTTTCACAGTAGACCAATCATCGTCTGCCACTCGCACCCGCACGGGTACGATAGACATTCCCAATCGCTTTGCGGCTTTTAGGCGATTGTGGCCATCAATCACCGTGACCATATCCCCAGTGCCGTCCGGCGTATCTCCAGAAAATTCCACGACTAACGCAGGCAATCCTTCCCCGGCCTGCATGGCACGCATCATGACTGCAACGGTGCCCTCGTCTACACGATCTTCTGACGTCTCAATCTGAACGATAGGTGCGTCCTGAATCTTAGAAATATGATCCGAGAGTTCCCGACCCGGATACTCGGGAATATCTTCGGTTGCTGTGAATGTTGCCGTGCCCGTCCATTTTCCACTCGCATCACGGGGTTGGGCGGGGTCGTACGCCACCTTCACCGGGGCCGTGGCCATGGCCTCGTCTTCGGCAATCAGTTGCAATGTTTGGGTCTGCACCTGACTCGTGGCGGTGAGTTCCAGATAGGTGACGACGTTCTGGGCGACTTGATTGAGGGTGGTATCAAAGGTGCCGACACCCACAAAGGAGGGCCGCTGCTTAGCGACACACCCGGCCCCGAACACCGCGAACGAGTGGAGATGGTACTTGATCCACTCCTTGTTCTCCGCGCCGACCTCGTGCAGGTCGAGTTCCGGCACCCGCCGACGGGCCTCGTTCCACTGCCGGTTCCGACACGCCGTGGCGATGTCCGCGAAGATCGGGGCAGACCGCTGCTTCCAGTCCTTGACCAGATGGCGGATCAAGGCGGCTTCCAGCTTGGCGTAGGTGCGAAGATCGAACGTCGGAGGCATGCCTACGCCTCTCGGTTGAACTCAACAATCTGCTGGAGGTCCGGGTCGTCGCCGCCGAACACGTAGGACGCGAACAGGCGGTTGAACGCCGTCCGGTCTTCGCTGTCCAGATGGTCCACGGCTTCTTCGACTAGGAGTTGGGTCTCGGGCGTCAACTCCCGCTTCTGCACCAGCCCTTTCATCGTCGCGTAGTCATGGACCAAGTCGATGAGTTCGTTGGCGGTCTTCTTGCCCTTGATGAGCCGGAGCTTTTCGCGTTGCTCCTTGACCTTGAGGTCTTTCATCTCCTTGTCGTTCTTGTCGGGGCCGGGCGGTTCCGGCGCGGGCTTCATGGCCGGTTGGACCGCTGCCATGGCGGCCGGGAGCTTGCCGGAATCCATCTCGTCGGCGGTCGGGGTGTTCTCCAGCGGCTCGTGCATCTCGCCCACGCCTTGGGCCGGGACCTCGGCCATGTCGAGCGACAGGTCGGTGATGGCATTGACTTCCTTGAGGAAGGTCTCGCGGGTCGCCACGTCCTTCGCCAGCGTCAAGCCCTGCAACTGCGCCTCGACGTCCTTCAGGGTGATGGGCTTGGAGCGCATGCGGAGCGTTTCCCAGCCGATGGCTTTGATGATGGTCTTGTTCATCACCTCATCGAACTCGGTGCGCTCCGGGCCGAAGACTTGGGCTTCCGCCACCATGTAGGCCGTGCGGGCCGTGGCGAAGTTGTAGTCGTCGGCTTTCCCGAGGAACAGGGGCGGCAGGCGGAAAGCCGTCCGAACGTGCTCCTCGGTGGCCTCGTCGTACTTCTGGAACATCGAGTCATTGGAGGCGGCAGAACCGAAGCGTTCGACCTTGACGTCCACCTTCCCGGAGGCATCCAGCGAACCGCTGGACGACTGCACTTCCACGACCACCGCCCGGTTCTTGTTCTTGTTCATGCCGGACAGGTACATCCGCAACTGGTCAGAGGCGTCCTTGATGATGGTGCCGCCCTGCACGAACACGATGGCGGGCGGGAGTCCCCCGGCGTCGAGGAACTGGAGGTTCTGTTCTTCGGCATGGCGGGAGCCGATGACCGACGGGAGGTTGTTGATCCAGCGCGGGAGGAAGTAGGGCGTGGTGATGTCCGGGTTGATGCCGAGAATCAGGAGTTCCGACGCCCGGTCCTCGGGCTTGACAGCCTTGCCGTCTTCCTCCCACTCGCCGGTCGTGCGGTGCAATTGTCGGGTCGCCCCGAACTCCCGGAAGTAGACCTGATCCTTCAGGCCCACCATCTGGGCGAACCGGCGCTCACGCACCCACAGTTCCAACTCGACTTCCTTGCCGTCGCGTTCGATCATCTTCTTCACGCGGATGGGCTTGTCGAGTTTGCACATGCGAATGTGCGGCGTCTCCACGTTCCGCATGGACACGACATCGTCGGCCACGTTCCGCAGGATTTCAATGAAGCCATAGCCGATGGACTCCATCTGGCGGCGGAGTTTGCGCCGGAGGCTGACGAACGAGATGTTGGGGTAGGGCTCGTTGAAGAACTGCTTGGCCGCTTTTTCTTCCTCGGGGCTGACCTTCCCGCCTTCTTCCAGCGGTTCGAACTCGATACCGGTGCCGTCGATGTTGACTTCCATCGCCTCGATGCACTGGTTCAGGATGTTGTTCGTCTGGACGAGGTTCAGCAGGACGTTCGGGTCAAAGGGCGGCTGGAGGAACAGGTTCTGCGGGGCGGTCGTCGTGAAGTAGAGGTGGGAGAACTCGTCCTCCAACTCCACCTTCGATTGCGCCATCACCAAATATGTCTCGCCCTTAATCACCTGTTGGATGAAGGTGATCGTGGACCGCTGGGGCTTTTCTAGTTTGCTCAGCGTGCCCGGAGTGACTTTCAACGCCATGATGGCTCCTGCCCACGTAACAAATAACTGGTCAGTCGGGGGAGCCCAGAGTGTACCCAGTCTGGCAACCAATTGCAATCTTGCCAAACGCGGCCCACGGCCGGGATGCCGTGCATCTCGACCCCGGCGTTCCCCTCGTGGGAAAGTTTGTCAGATAACAGCGGCTCCACTCAATCGCTTGTGGCGGGCCGTGGCCTCGGCGCTCTTGCGAAGATGGTAGGCACAACAGGTGTAGCCCGGCACGACCGTGAACTTGCACGACGCCTTGGCCGCACACTGCCCACGGGCTTTGCGTTTCTCGTAATTCTGCAACTGGCTATGTCGGCGCTGCAGTTGCGTCTCGATTTCGCCATCGAGAATGGCCAGCACGTCGAGCAGGAGCATCCGCGTCCGAACCATCCGCTGGTAGCGCGTCTCCCTAGACATTCGACATGGGCATCCACGCCCCGCCGACCGGAAGGTTCATCGTGAGCAAGTGCTCGGCATCAAACTGCGTGGCGTCGGCCAGATTCACCCAGCCAATGGTGACCGACCAGAACAAACGCGAACCATCCGTGGCAATCACCACCCACTTCCGAACGTCGAGTCGCGGCGTCGTCATCGCATCTCCTTGTCATCTAATTACAGCGTAGACCTTAGTCGCTTTGGGCTTGAGCGGGGCATCACCGTGTCCTTTCACGAAGGGCGCGATCCAAATCAGCTTCCGGTCCTTCAGGCCGGAGCCGCACGGCTGCAGACGGTTGTGGCCGTCCACGACCCAGCGCCACTTGTCATACCTCCGGTGCTCGGTCGGCTCCAGCATCGGGTCGCCCGGCTCCTTGGGGGCCTTCGTGGACTGCCGCAGGGCAATCACTTGCACCGTCGGCGGCTCCTTCAACTTGTGTTCCTTCTGGTAGCGTTTCCGGGCATGACGCTCGACGTGACCCGGCGCACTGACGAGCACCCGTTGTTTGAACCAGACGCAACTCATAAGGAAGAACAGGCTCATCTCGGCCACGCACTTCATCGTGGTCTCCTCACCGACGAGGTACGGAAGGTGCGCGTATTCTCCGCCGGGGCCATACATCCGACGGTGCCCGGCCGTGTTCAGCCCGATCATCTCGTGGAACGTCAGATGGCGGGGCCAGACCCACTTCGTGGAGGGGGAGAGTTCTCCGTTCTCGATGACGAAGGTCGTCAGCCGCAGCGTGTTGCCATCTTCCCAGCCCCACAGAAGCGCGTTGGTCTTGTCGCTGACCACCGGGCTGCTGGTGATGGGGAACGGCTCCGCGAACCAGAAGAACCCGGCCGTCTGATAGGGCGTCTCGACCGACGACAGCGGGGACTCGTGCGGGATGGAGTTCGCGCCCAGCCGGATGGCATCCATCGTGTCCGCGTTGAAGGAGTAGGTGGCCGCGAGCGTGAGGTGCTTGATGTCGTCGGCGTAGCCGAGGTGCTGAAGCTCGGTGATCTGTTCCGCCTGCATCACCATCTTCCGCACGGCCTGCCGGTCGTTCACATCCACGGCCTCGGGGAAGAACACCGAGGGGTTCGTCGCGGCCAGCGCCTTTTGCAACCGTTTGATGGCGGCATACTTCATGTCCAAAGCCACCTGCCAATGCGGGGTTTGCCCCGGCGGCATCGGCGCGTTGGTCCGCATGATGGATTCAAGGAGCTTCGTGGCCTCGGTCGGACTGAACCGGCGCTTGGCCGCCACCAACTTCTGGCTGACCTGCTGGTAGGCGAGTTCGCCACGCATCAGCGCGGCCATCTCGTCCGTGGTCAGCCCGGTGAACCGCTGGATGGCTGCCAGACGACGCGACCGGTCATCCGGAGGCGGGTCCGGGTGCGGGAAGGACGCCAGCTTGTCGTTGACGAAATCGACCAGCACGGAGCTTACCCCGGCGGCTTCGTGCAACGTGTCCCACACGCCCCAGAACTGCGTGTGCAGAATCTTGATGGCTCCCGCGCCATACTTGCCGCCGCCCAGTAACTTCTGGGAGCGGTCGAGGAGTTCCTGACGTTGGTCGGCCTTGACGAGCGCGTAGCACTCGTCGCAACAGGCCCAGCCGCCCGTGCTGTTCCCGATATGGCTGCCGACCGCGTCGGTCATCGTGAAGTCAGGAATGACGAGCGTGTGCGGGGCCTCGGACGAGGAGCAGAAGTCACACATCCCATACTCAGAGATGAAGCGTTCCAACTCCGGCAGAGACTCCGCGTTCAGGACGCCGTGATTGTCCTTGATGACCAGTTGCCGGGCCAACAGCTTGTCGGTGATGACGGTCGAGACGTAGCGGTCCCCCGTCGGGGTGACCACTCGTGTGACACCCGTCGTCGGGGGAGCCGGGAGATTCTTCGGGTCAATCATTCTGAATCACTCCATTGGCCGGAACGAGGTGTTCCAGTGTGCCTAGCTTAGCAGAGGCGTTATGACTTTGTCAAGAGCCCCACGCCTTCAGGTCTGCGAGGTTCGGCCCGACCTTGGCGTCGGCCACGAACGTGAGTTGCGGTGCCCACCCCACCTTGTGGAAGGGTAGGTTCGTCATGATGGCCAACTGCTTCGGCACGATGACGTCCACTTGATCCTCGGGCACGTAGTTGGACATCGAGTCATGCGTCGAGCCGAAGGCCGGGGCGATGTCGTGTAGCCCTTCGCGGTATTCCAGCGCCAGACTCCAGCAGGTCATGTCCGTGAGCGTTCCCTGCACGGGCGAATTGATGGCTTGCCGCTCGGCCTTGGCGCGAACTTCCTGATTGGGACTCTTGATGAGCGGCAGATGACGGATGCGCCCCAGCGGCGTCCGCACCATGCGGTCCCGCTTCGCCAGCGCCTTGTAGGTGTCATGGTAGACGAGCAGGCCGGGATACTTCTTGAAGAAGCCGTCCCGGAACGCCGTCGCCTCCTCCAGCGTCAAAGCCACGCCGTAGTTCTGTGCGGCGTAGGCCATGAACCCCTCGGCCCCCATGCCGAACAGCAATCCGAAGTTGCCCGCCTTGCCCAACTGGCGGATGGCGTCAAACAACTCCACGTTGGCCTGCTTGAGGGCCATCATGGCGGCGTAGTCGTACCCCCTGAAGGGCCCGGCGGTCTCCGCGTGGAGGTCACGCCCGGCCTTGTAGGCGGCAATCATGTTGGCTTCGTGGGCGATGCAGGCAGCGACCCGCAGTTCCCCTTGGCTGTAGTCGCGTTCGACCACCACGTAGCCCGGTGGGGCCGGGAAACACCGCCGGATGCGCTTGGCCCACTTAGTGTGCTTGGGGATGGTCTGCCACGCCGGGCCTTTGGCGGAGAGCCGCCCGGTCTTGGCCCCGCCTTGGTTCAGCATCTTGTCCCCGACGAACAGGAAGTAGGTCGGGTGGAACCGGCCGTCACTGCGGAGGTGTTCTAGGAACCCCACGACGTAGGTGTCGTAGGTCTTCATCACGCTGCTATCTTCGCGGATGATGCCGATGAACTCCTTGGCCTCGGGCACGTCCGCGAACATCTCCAGATGCTCCATGGCGGTGGAGGGGCGTTTGATGCCGTCCTTGTCGGGCTTCTCAGTGAACATCTTGGGCTTGAGCTTCAGGCCCATCGGCCCGAACAGGAAGTCGATCAGCATCGACGCCTTGGTCAGGTTCATGCCCCCGAGCTTGCCGAGGTCCATGTGCTTGGCCACCACCCGGCCGCCGACAATTTTGCTCGCTTCCTTGACCAGCCGAAGGTGTTCCACTTCCAGATCGGCCTTGAGGGCTTTGTAGGCATTGAGGTCCACGACCACCCCACCCTGCTCCAGCGCGGCGAAGGCGTGGGCGGCGGGGTGGAGGATGTTCACGTAGAACGCGGCGAGCTTCGGGTCCGCGAGGAGTTCTTTTTTCTGGGCCTCGGCCACTTGGAGGTCGGCATCGACGTCCCCGCCCGCGTAGGGTAGGAGTTTGTCGGGCGGGACCTTGTCCATCCGGCTTTTATCGACGGTGGCATCGAACTCATCAGAGTACCCGGCGAGTGCGGGGACGTAGACTTTGGCATGGAGATCGAGACCATTGCTGCGATTTTCATCAAGCAACGATCCCACCAGCGCCGTGTCAAACGTGAAACTTTTGGCCCGTTTTCTTGCACGGACCCAGAGCCAGTGTTGATCGAATTTGAAGTCGGCACCCTTCACCCGCACTTTCGGACTGTTCAGCAGGAATTCCAGTTGATCGAGGAACACCGGATCGGACAGGCAGACCGTCTCATCGTGCCGGTGCTTGAACCGCACCACGTCAGCCGTGCCCTTGAGATGGCTGGCTTGCATGGTCACGATATACCCGCCGGGGAACGGCGGGAAGATGGTCGGCGTGGCGTAGGGGTCGAGCCCCAGCGTCTCCAGATCGAACGACAAGTCTACGGGCTCCTCCAGAAACGCATGCTGGGCCTCGACAGCCTTGCAGAGGTCCGCAAAGTCCGGGACGTAGCGGTACTGGCCATACTTCGGCAACCACGAGCCGGTCACCGCATGGCGGGCCGCCAGTCCGGTGTCGGTCAGCAGGTCCACGTAGTAGCCGTGGTCAATCTCCCAGATGTCGGGGCTGTAGCTGACGAGCAACGGGATGTTCAGCAGGTGCCACGGGGTCGTGCGGAGCGAGGTCACCGTCCGGTTCTTGGCGACGACCTTGGCCTCTTGCAGGTACTTCAGGGAGTCCGACCCCAAGGCCAGCAGGGTGGTGGTCTCCGGCGGCACCGTGTAGTCACTGACGACGGTCACCGGCAGGCCCGGCACCGTCTTCAGGACGGGCGACAAACTGTGAAGGGTTTTCTGGGGACTCGACTTCGTCCACACCGTGAGGTGCATAGGCGCTCCGGGTCGTGCAACTGAGTGCAACGCGCTGACGTGCTCGGGCTACTAGAGCAGCCCCTTATCATACGCGACCGTGAACCAATTGTCGCCCTTCCAACAGAAGATGCGCTTGATGGCAGGCTTGACCGCCACGATGAACGCCTTGAGCGACGTGCCCTCCTCCGAGGCATGCTTCAGCAGCGGAGCGAGGATGGTCGGGTCGAACACCAGCATCCAGCACTCCTTGTCCCGGACGATGACGTAGAGCGGCAGCCGGTCATTCACTTTGACCCAGAACGTGAGTTCCCGCCCGGCGTTCAGCGGAGCCACGGCTTCGAACTTGGTCTCGACTCGCCACGGCCCCATCGCCAGCTTGTGGAACTCCGTAGCCTGCAGCGTGTTGCCCGTTTGATAGAGCGTCATGCCGAGGGTGTCGGCGGCGAAGAACGGAAGACTCGACATGGCCTACGCTTCCTTCCTGACCGGGAAGGTCAGATAGTCGGGGTTCTCGACCACGGTGGTCAGCATCAGGGCTTCGCTGGTCTCGGTGATGATCACGTCCATCATCGGGACCCCGCACCAGACGCCTTCAAACATCCACTGAGTCTTGGTCCGCTCCACGAGCGTCCAGACGATATCCTCGGGCAGGCCGGGGAACAGGGGGCCCGTGCGGCTCTGCCCGATGGTCAGGTCCTTGAGCCAGTCCACTTCCGGCTTGGCGGCCGGGGCGTGTTTGAGCAACGTGTCAGCCATTAGTTGTTCTCCACCACGAGTTCGGCCGAGGACTTCACGATGGCGTCCCACTCCAGCCCGATGCCGATGACGAAGGCCCCGATGACCCGGCCCACCGGCACGTCAGCCGCGTTGAGGTGCATCGAAGCATAGGACTCCTTCATCTGCAGCCCGATGTCCTGCAGCTTTTTCTTCTCGTCCGGGTGCAGCGTCGGCTTCCACTCGGCGCGGATGCTCACCGACCCACCCTTGTGGACGCGGGCCGCGAGACGGACGCGGGGGCCGGTCGCCACCGTGTAGTAGACCGAGCCGCTCGACGTGCCATGCACCGGCTGGCCGATGGCCTCCGCATCGCGGAGGGAGATGACCGCGTTGGTCTTTTTCGGCAATCCGACGGCGGCAGCAACCACCGCCGCGCCCTTGGCGACCTTCTGCTTGTAGAGGGCCGGGCCATGTTCCATGCCTTCCGCGAGGGCTGCGGACAACTTCTCGGTGGCCGCCGTCGCCTTCTTCATGGCCTCAGACAGAGGCGCGATCCCACCCGACACCCCCGGCACCTTGAAGAACTGCAGGGCCACAGTCTGCCCCGCATATGTGACCGTGCCCTCGGCTCCCACTTTCGGGTCGAGGACATTGGCGAGCATCGCCGGGGCCGTATCGGTGCCGAGGACGAGCGGCGGCACGGTCTTGTATCCCGTGGTCACCGACTCCACGAACGCCTTGGCGGTCGTCAGGCTCCAGCCGGTCATCGTCTGAATCGCCTTGATGGCGAACAGCTTGTTGCCGGTGAAGGCCGTGAACACGACGTCGAGCGTCGAGGCTCCCGGCTCACCCGTCGGTCCCGGATGGCCCACCGGGCCAACCTTGCCCATCGGCTCGCCCTGCGTGAACGCGGGCGGTTCAAAGGAATGCTTCCCGCCCTTCTGGGCTTCGATGGGCGACTGACCGGGCGCGGGCGGTGTCTTCAGGAAAATGAGGGCCAAGGTGTCCAACCATTCTGTGATGAGGTCTTTGTTTTGTTTTACAAGCTCCGGCGGCAAGACGCCTTTCATCAGCGACGTCGAGCCTTTCGTCAGCGCGACTTGATAGGTCGCACCGTGCCGTAGGGCCTTGAGCATGTAGAGGCCGACTTCGAACTTCAGCCCCTTGGCCACCAGCGCCTGTGCCACTTGCGTGGCCGCATGCGTCGGACCGAACACCTTGGCGAAGAACGCGATTTCAGAATCAAACGCCATCGGGGCTCACTCCAATTGAGCAATCAACCACTTTCAGATCCTACCAAACGGGAATAGATTTGTCAAGCCTTCCGCTTCCAGAGACTCCGGGCCGACACGATGGGCACGAACGTCCGAGTGCTCGACGTCACGCCCGTCGGGATGATACGACGCACGTTGGCCTCCCCCGAGGGTTGCCGGGACTCGTAGGACTTCGGCTTGCTGACGATGACGTCGTCGTCCCAGTGCCGACTGTCTGGGTCGGCCTTGTAGGCGCGAACGACGTGATCCTTGGAGCCCGATGCCTTCGACACGCCGTAGTGCTTCATCAGGAAGTCCACTTGCTCCTTGGACTCCACGGCCTTTTTACAGTAGTGCTTCCGCACCCACTGGATGGCGTCCTTCTCGTCCGTCATCTGCGCGACGATGGCCGAGAGGATGGTGCCGGTGCGCCCGTGGCCGCCGATGCAGCCGACGTGGACCTTCTTCCCGGCCTCCAGTTGCTCGCACACGTAGTCGATCAGTTTCTTGAACCGGGGCAGGTTCTTCGGGGCCGCCATGTCGGAGACCCCGTAGTGAATCTCCACCACGCGCTGCACCTCCCACGGGTCCGACGTCAGGCCGCTGGAACTCCCGCTCTGCAGGGCCACGTAGACGTCGGCTTTCTTCTGGGCGGGATAGCTCGCGCTCCCGCCGTAGAGGGTGCCCTTGCCCAGCTTGATGGGCGGGTGCGTCTCGTAGCACCGGGGCGCGAGCGCCGTCCCCGAGAACATCGAGTCGTGTTTCTTCGACCACTTTTTGTCGTCGTGCTTCCCGCTATCCCACGCCATCACGCCACCTTCAATCGTTCAAACGTCGGCACGGACACGCCCGGCATCACGACGAACTCACCGACCTGCTTGACCTTCTTGCCGAACAAGAACGTGTCCGGCACCTTCACCGGCTTGGCCGGAGCCGCCGGGGTCTTGACCTTTTGCTTCGCCAGTTCAGCCGCGTACTTCTGTTTCGAATCCTTCGACGGCAGCATGGCGATGACGGGCTTCCAATCCACGTAGCCCTTGAACTCGCCCGGCAGCGCCGTGGCAACCAATTGCACCGCGTTCTGGGCCTCCAGCGTTTTCTTCGGGCCCCACGCATGCGAGTCGAGCATCAGGTCCGGAATCTGGCCGGACCGCTGGATGTCGAGGATCTTGATGAATTCGCTGTCGTAGTGCTTGTACATCATGCCCTTGTTGAAAATCGGGCCGCCGTTGTGGGCCAGCGTGTAGCCGGTGTCCACGAGCATCTCCATCGACGTCTTGCCGTAGATCATCGCCAAGGCCGCGTCGGCCACCAGCGCCCACATGGGGCCGCCGTAGCTGCCGTGCCACTGCCCCTGCCACGTCTCGGGCTCATAGTCGCCCCAGCCCTTCCAGAACCCGTAGGACATGGCCTCCAGATACTGCGCGACCGTGGCGGTCGGCGGCTTGTGCATGTAGGCTTTGACAGCGGTCTCCTCATTGCCGTTGCTGCTGACCAGCTTGACGAACTCCGCCATCTCCGGCCCGGCCTTCTGGCTGAGCGTCTTCCAGAACGAGACCGGTGACGGCGGTTTCAGGTGCCGCATCTCGCGGGTCGTGATGGACAAAATGTAGTGCAGCAGGCGGGTGCCCTGCGCGGCGGTCACTTGCGTGTAGGTGCCCATCACGTTGAGCGCCCAGTCCGGGAGCACTTCGTTCGGCGTGAACTTGCCCCGGATGATGCTGGCGCAATGGTTCAGCGCATAGAACGTGATGGCCTCGTCGTTCGGAGACACCTCGCCACACGCCTTGCGATACTCCGACGTGGACGCCGCGAAGACCGAGGCCGGGATGGCCGACAGATCCAGCCGCTGCTTCTGCGGAGCATCGTTGAAATGGGCGAGTGTGTTTCCGGGCAGATACTTCATAAAGTCACTCCACTCCATTGGAAAGATAGGCAATTGCTGCCTTCAACACATCAATAGTATCACGTAACAGCCCGATGCCGCGATTGCATCGTATGCACAGCAGCCCACGAACTTGCTTCGTCCTGTGGTCGTGGTCCACTTGAGCGGCTTTCGGTCCCGTGATATCGGCCTTGCACACGGGACACCGCCCCTGCTGCTTCTCCAACAACGCATTGAATTCTTCAGGCGATAGCCCGTATCTGGACCTTCGCAGTTGCTGAGAATTCGATTCGAATCTCGCCGGTCCGCGTGCCCCTCTAACTTTCACGGGTTTCCCGGTCTTTTTGGTCCGGCAGTTCCGAACATGCTGCCTCAGACGCTCAGCGTATTCCGGATCAGCCTGTCTTCGATTTTGCCGATATTCAGATTGTCGAGACATCTGAGGTCACTCCGTTGACAAGGAACGCGGCAGTCACAAGACCGATCTTACGACACCCGAGAGTTATTTGTCAAGTCGCACCACGCGGGGCTGGCGTGGCGTGTGCGCCCGGCCGGGCTTCCGGGTCAGGTTGGCAAACCAGAATTTCTTGGTCCAGAAGTACCACTGGGCGTTCAGCCGCGCCTGCTTGACCGCTGCCTTGACATCGAGCGGAATCTCAAACTCCTGCACGAACCGGTACTGGTCGGCCGTCTCCACCGCATGCGGGTAGTAGTGCTTCCGAACGAACTCGACCGGCTGCTTGACGCCCATCGCCTTCGCCAGCACCGCGAGGAACAGGCCCGTGCGGCCCCGGCCGCCCATGCAGCCCACGTAGAGGGGTTCGCCCCGCAGCATCTGTTCGACGGCCTCAGCGAGCCCGTAGGCCAGCGTGGCGGGGGTCGGGACGGAGAAGTCTCGGGTCGGGATGTCCACGTCGCACGGGAGGTGAATCTCTTGGGCCATCTTGACCCCGACCATGCTCGTCGGCCGGTCGTAGTACGGCCCGCCGGTCACCGTGAAGTAGTGCCGCTTCGTCAGGGGCACCTTCAGGTCGCCCAGTCCAATCTTGAATCCGTTCATCGTCATCGCCTGACCCACTCCCTTGGGATCTAGCCACCAGTGTGGACTATCCCGATTGATTTGTCAAATACCGTGCCGTCGTGTCTGCGATGGCGCGGGACACCGAGCCCACCCAGCCGCAGGCCCGGCACCCGGCTCCGCTGCAGGCGTCGTGCTCCTCCAACATGGCCGTCGGGCCGTGGCCGAGTTCCACGAGGTCCACCCGTTGCATGTCGAGCAACGTGTTGCCCTCGACCCGGAACAGCCATGCGTAGTACCGGCGGTTGCAGTCGCGCATCGAGGTGATGGCCGCTTGGGCCAGCATGTACTCCAACTCCTCGGTCGAGATACTCTCGCCCGCGAGGACGCGCTTAACTTTGTCGGTCAGCACCATGACGAACCTCCTGCGCGGACTCGATCCGCGAGATGCGAATCGCCTTCGGCGCGGTAATCGCCAGCCGATTCCCCGTGCCCGTCGGGCCCACGCCCGTCTGCACGAACACCTCGGGCAGCACTTCCTTCCGGGCCTCCTCGGTGATGACGACATCCGGGCCGCCATCGACGCCGAGGACAATCAGATTCGGGTGGGCCAGTGCCCGGACTTCCAGCACATGGCCGCCGACGTCCACCCGACTCCCCACCGACACACCGATACTGAGCGCCATTACGCTACCCCCGCAATCAGTTGCAGCGCCTGCTGGACGCTGATCATGCTCTTGGACCCCGGCACATGCGTCCCGAGTGACACGAGCGCAAAGCCCTCGCTCTGTTTCCAGTCCAACACCTTCTTCACGGCGACGTCCGTCAGGTCGAGCCCGGCCATCGCAATTTCCTCGGCCGCGAGCACGATGGACCGAAGGTCTTCGGCCTGCCCGAGCATCTTGAACGGCGTCTTGACCGGGCCGATGACCACCAGCTTCTCGTGTAACTCCGCGAAGCCCGCGAGCGCATCCACGACCCGCTGCGGACCGTTGTAGGAGGCGCACAAGGCCAAGAACTCGGTCTCGGCCGCGCCCTTGGAGGGCGACAGGTCGAGATACAGCCGCGTGACCTTCTTGGCCGTCTCTCGCACCAGCGCCACCGAGGCAGGCACGTCGAGCACCTTGGCTCCGAGGTAGAGCAGCGCCGAGTCCAGATCCACCAGCGGGACGGACTGGATGACCGGCGTGGTCTTCAGCACGTCCATCACCAACTGCGAGAACTGCGCCGTCAACCGGTTCGACTGGCCGCCGACGATGGGCACCTTCTCGGCCCAGATGCGACCCGTCGCGCCGTCGATGGACAGCACCTCGATATCCTTCAGGGCCTCCAGCGACTGGCCCACACCCACGATGCAGGCGCGGTTCATGCTGCGGGCCACGACGGCCGCGTGGCAGGTCATCCCGCCCGTCATCGTGACCACGCCCACCGCCGCGAACATGCCCGCGATATCCTCCGGCGTGGTCTCCTCACGGACCAGAATCACCGGCTCCGTGGCCGCGATAGCGTCTTCCTTCGTGAACACCGGCTTGCCCGTCACCACGCCGCTGCAGGCCGCCAGCCCCGTGTAGGCCGGGGTCTTCGTGAACTTCGGGTCGAGGGACGCCATCTGTGCGAGGTCGAACTGCTCGACCGTCACACGCTTCACCGCTTCGGCCTTGGTCAGCAGGCCCGACGTGGCCATGTCGAGGGCCACCTTGATGGCCGCCGTGGCACTGCGCTTGGCCGAGCGGGTCTGGAGCAAGTAGAGCTTCCCGTCCTGCACCGTCCACTCGACGTCTTGCATATCCCGCTTGAGCGTTTCGAGCGTGGTCACGGCTCCGAGCAATTCGGCATGCACCGCCGCGTTCCACGTCGTCATTTCGTCCATCGGAAAGGGCGTCCGAATGCCCGCGACGATGTCTTCGCCTTGGGCGTTCGGCAACCACTCGCCGGTCACCTTGGCCTCGCCCGTATCCGGGTTGCGAGTGAACAACACGCCCGTGCCGGACTGGTCATTCAGGTTGCCGAAGACCATCGCTTGGACGGTGACGGCGGTGCCCCACTCGCGGGGAATCTTGTTCAGCTTGCGGTAGGTGACGGCGCGGTCGTTATCCCACGACTTGAACACGGCCTCGATGGCTCCGAGCAACTGAGCCGATGCCGTCGGGAAGGTCTCGCCGGTCTCGCTGGCGTAGACCGCGAGCGCCGTCTGGAGGTTCGGCTCCAGCGCCTGACGCGAGATGCCCTTGACCACCGAGCCATACATCACGACCAGCCGATGGAGGCTATCCCCGAAGCATTTCGGGCCGAGCTTCTCCAGCCACAAGTCCGTGGTCGTGTGGTCGATGCCGACGTTGAGGATCGTGTCCATCATGCCGGGGCAGGACACCCGCGAGCCCGAGCGGACCGAGAGGAGCGGCTGATAG